CCTATAGACATGTATTTTTCTTCTGCCATAGGTTTAGCCTTTTGGTAACAATCGATTTTAACTGCTACAGATTTATATTTTTCTATATCTGTCATTCTTTCTCCTATATGTAGTATGTTGTTTCATTTAAGCCCATATATATGGGATTTTATGTAATTGTCAAGGATTAATTCATTTTAAATATTAAAGGATAATCCTCTAGTAATGAAGTTACTACATCCTTTAATTTTACTTGATATTTAGGGTCTTTTGCATAAGAATCTAATGTATCAATAATCTCAAAAACATTAACTTCTTCTGTTAAAACCTGCATTATTCTTAATTCTCTATATTCTTCAAAGAAACTACTACTGTTCAGTAGTTCAATATAATCAGCAACACTTTCACATTTATTGCCATATGTTTTTAGTAAAACATTTCCTTTAAGTGATTTAATATGTGGCTCTGTTCTATCTGTTTGTATAACACCATAAAAATTATTTGCTTTTCTTGCAAATCTGGATGTCCCCCAATCAGATTCAATTATAGCTTGAGCTACACTTAATACAACAACCGCTCTTTCATGTTCTGGTAAAAATGCGTTATATTTTACGGTGCATTCAGCAATCCCCTGCACGAAAAGGTCTCGGTCATCTTTCGCATAATCAAAATCAAATCCATGCAAAATTGGATTACATAATATAAGCAGTGTTGCACAAATTTCTTTAAGCATCTGTTCCTTTATTTTTTAGTTTTTCCAATTCTTTTTTTAATTTTAATTGAGACTCAAACGCATCCATTTCCATACAAAATGTTTTAACATAAACTGTGTTACCTCTAGCAATTTCATAATTAGCAATGGTATTTTCTGCGGTTACTCTCATTGCCTCACATTCTTCTTTTTCCAAATATCCTCCAAAGCCTTTATAAGCTATAGCAGGCACATTTGGATATGACATTAACGCCATCAAAAACCATATTTTTATCATCATGCTCTTTATTTTAGGGAATACCCTAATTAGTCTAGCAGAATTTGAAAGAAAAGATATAGAATTATTTATTTTATTTCGCCCCATGATAGTCCTAACTCCATGTCAACTTTTAGTGGAACTCTCAGCTCAACTGTTTGTTCCATAATTTCTTTTATCTTTTTTGCTTGTTCTTTATTTTCAATTGAACAATTCAATTCATCGTGAACCTGTATGTGAGCAAGTATTCCCTCTTCATACAGGTCCACCATTGCCTTCTTCGTCATATCGGCGGAGGAACCTTGTATCAGTCGGTTTAATGCTTTATAGGTCCAAGCACGTTTTAAATCACGACCATACTCTTTCTCTGCTTCCCACAAAGGAAGAGCACGGTGAATACCAAACGCGCGTGGTTCCCACAAATCAAAACGACATTTACGACCAAGAAGTGTTCGTAAAAATCCAACTTGATCCGCTTTGCGTGTTGCTTGTTCCATCAACTGTTTTACAAAGGGAACGTTGGCATGAAATTTTTTAAATAAATCTTCTGCTTCGGCAGTATCAAGCCCAAGTGAACTTGCTAACTTACCTTTACCCATTCCGTACATCATACCAAGATTAATTGTTTTTGCTGTACGCCTATCTATACCCGCCATATCGGCAACAGCTTGGTGAAAGTCTGGATCTTTTGTTTTATAAGAATCAATTACTTGATCCGCACCTTTAAGTCCTCCACTTGTAAGTGAAGCAAAATGGACGAGCACACGGGGTTCTTGCTGTGAATAATCAAAGCTACCCCATGTGCATCCTTCATTAGGCACAAAGATGGAACGAATCAATGGCCCAATCTCTTTATTACGTGCAGGGATTTGTTGTAAATTTGGATTGGAATATGAGAATCTTCCTGTTACCGTTCCTCCCGTATCACCACGCATTTGGTTAATATTAGCGTGTATTCGACTGTGTGAAGAATGTCTCAATATTGTGTCAATAAAAGTTGTACGTGCTTTATTAATTTCTCTTGCTTGAACAATCATTTTAGCAAGAGGGTGTTTATGTGTTGTTAAAAAATTCTTATCAAACTTTGGTTGTTTTGTTTTTTCTGTTCGTTCATATTTAATTTTTAATTTATCAAATGCTTTAGCAACACTAACAGCAGCCCATATCTCTACATCAATGCCTGTATCTTTTTTTATTTGGTGTAGTAGTTTTTCTTCTTCTGCTTGCATGTTCTTTTTAATGTTATCTGCTTTCTCTAAATCAACACGAACACCATGCCAGGTCATATCTAATAAACAAGGAAAGAGCCGTGTTTCGAGGTCAAAGATACTTGATAATTCTTGCTTAATTAATTCTGTTTTAAAAAATTGCCATAGGCGCAATGTTAAATCGGCATCTTGCTCTGCATAAGGTCCAACATACATGGCTGGTAATTTATACATTTCTGATTTTGCATCCACACTCCAAGCACCAGCCGCCTCGTATAATAAAGCTTCTGACTTTTTATCTTTGAGATAATCTTTTCCTAAATCATTTAAAGAATACCGAAATCTATTTTCATCAATAAGAGGAGCAGCAATCATTGTATCAATGATTCTCCCTTTCACTTCAAGTCCCCAACGACGTAACCATCCCACATCATAACTGGCATTATGAAATATTTTATCGCATGGTAATTCAAAAATCTTTTTTAATTGTCGCTTAATTATATTTTCATCAAAATTACCACCACCATTTTCATGGCGCATAGGAAAATATCCTTTCCATCCTTCCACAGCTAAAGCGACACCAACAACGTGTCCATTACCCGATGGCCAGCCTGGGCCTAATGTTTTTAAATCAGGATCATATGTTTCTAAATCAATAGCAATTTCTGTTGCATCACTTAAATTAGGTACTCTCTCTGGTGGTATCCATTCACTGTCTGGTTGAAATAATGGTATTTGACTCATTGGTCCTCCTTCATACACGTTCTGAGGCGGGTAAAGAAGTCTCGGCAATGCTTCCGCCAAGCATCTCCTTCGACGACAAACTTTTGAAATTTATAATCATGCGTTGCTACAAGAATAACTCCTTTTCTAATTTTTGTTTTGCACATACGGTTATGTGCTACGCCGTAAGCAACCGCTTGCGTAAAATAATTTTTAATGGAATCATAGTATTCCAGTTGTGGTTTTCTTTTTTGTTTAAAATCAATAATACAAGGTTCATCTTCATAGATACCTACTAAATCAGCAATACCTCTGTAGTAATCACCAAAATGCACACGGGCTTCGACGCCCCATACTTCTTGCAGTTTATCTTTTAGTCCTTTTTTAATAATAAGTTTGGCAAGCTTTGTTGCCATTTTTTTATTGGGATTAAAGTTATATAATATATCGCCTTTTTCATTTTTTATTTTTCCTTCTAAATATTGATGCATACTTTTACCAACAGCAATAGAATGAGCAACAATACGATCTGCTTCTTCTTCCCCAACTTTCTTTCGCCATTTTTCTAAAAAAGATTTATCACTTGTTCGATCAAGAATACGTGAAGGAGAAAGTAGGCGTTCTTCTGGCCATCCATAATTTTTTAAATATGTTTTATTATGTTTAAACATTATTTTTTTATATTATCCTCTATTTCTCCAGCAATAGCGGCGTATCCCGCCATATCAATGTAACAATCTTTTGTGTGATTGTGTTTTAATCGTGCTACTTTTACAAGAAGCATACAGATAGCAACATCATGTGCTGTTACTTGATGACCAAGAAAAGCACTCCATAAGTCGGCAATGTTTTGATGATTAATAACTTTATCACCATAATCATCAGCACGGTCTCCACCAATAATCTTAATTGTTTTCTCCAAATATTCTTTACTCTTCATTTCTTATCCTCATATCCTTTAGCATCGGGGTGTGGTGCATAATCATCTTTAACGTGTCTTCGCATTTCATTTCTTCCCCATTCTTCAATAGTATCAGGAGTTATAGAGTCTTTAAGTTCTTTTAATAATTTCTTTTCTTCTTCTGTTAATATTATTTTTACTAGCTTATTCATTAAAAAGCCTCTGAAAATTCTCTATTCGATTGTGATCGAACAATCGTTAAAGTGTTACGTGCACGTGTCATTCCCACATAGAATACACGTCGCTCTAAATCTTTATTCTTCCAATATTCTTCGTCTGTTTTACGAGACAGGTCTGTTAATAACATAACATTATCTGCTTCACCACCCTTAGATCCATGAATTGTCGATAATTTTATTCGTGGCTCTTTG